CGATGGAAAGCTTCTGGGGAACGCTGAAAAATGAGAGCCTGAGCCACTATCGTTTTAATAACCGGGATGAAGCCATCTCAGTAATACGGGAATACATTGAGATTTTCTACAATCGTCAGCGTCGTCACTCTCGTCTGGGGAATATCTCCCCGGCAGCCTTCAGGGAAAAATATCATCAGATGGCTGCTTAAAAAAAGAACAAATGGTAGTGTCCGCTATTGCCAGTACACCTCATTATCCTTCGCTTGCTCCACATACCCCTTCTTCACCTTCTCCGCAATCAGCTTAAGCTCCGCTTTTGCCGCTGCCGCAGCATCTGAAAAACTTTTTATCTGGCTTTGCCCTTTGGTGCCAACTTTTCCCCAACTGATATGCAACTCGTTTCCCTGTTGCTCAACTGCCCAGAATTTATGTGATTTTTCGTCCTGATAGATAAAGTGTCTCATTCTGCATCCCTGTAATTTTATCCAGTTGAATGCAGATGCTACCAGTATTTATGCGGGTTAGAGAGAGACAAAATCGCAAGAAAACAACTTTAGGAATTTATAAAGAAAAGGCGCTGTCGATGCAGCGCCTTGAAGGGGGATTATTTCACCTGATGACCCGGTTTAGCACCGGCATCCGGGCTTAGCAGGAAAATATCTTTCCCGCCAGGACCGGCAGCCATCACCATGCCTTCAGAGATACCGAAGCGCATTTTACGTGGTGCTAGGTTAGCCACCATAATGGTGTGACGACCAATCAGTGCCTGCGGATCCGGGTAAGCAGAACGAATACCGGAGAAGACATTGCGTTTTTCACCGCCGAGATCCAGCGTCAGGCGCAGCAGTTTGTCAGAACCTTCAACAAACTCTGCGTTTTCAATCAGCGCCACGCGCAGGTCAACTTTAGCGAAGTCGTCAAAGGTGATGGTTTCCTGAATCGGATCATCTGCCAGCGGGCCAGTTACCGGCGCGGCAGCGGCTTTTACTTCTTCTTTAGAGGCTTCCACCAGTGCTTCAACCTGCCTCATATCGATGCGGTTATACAGCGCCTTGAACGGATTCACTTTGTGGCCCAGCAGCGGTTGCTGGATACCATCCCAGGTCAGTTCCGTATTGAGGAATGCTTCTGCACGCTCGGTCAGTTTCGGCAGTACCGGCTTCAGGTAAGTCATCAGCACGCGGAACAGGTTGATGCCCATTGAGCAAATTGCCTGCAGGTCGGCATCGCGGCTTTCCTGTTTCGCCACCACCCACGGAGCCTGTTCATCGACATAGCGGTTAGCCAGATCAGCCAGCGCCATGATTTCGCGCACGGCTTTACCAAATTCACGGCTTTCCCACGCTTCACCAATCACTTCAGCGGCATCAGTGAAGGTTTTGTACAACTGCGGGTCAGCCAGTTCGCTTGCCAGCACGCCGTCAAAACGCTTGTTGATAAAGCCCGCATTACGGGAGGCCAGGTTAACCACTTTGTTAACGATATCGGCATTCACACGCTGAACGAAATCTTCCAGGTTGAGATCGATATCATCGATGCGCGAAGAGAGTTTCGCAGTGTAGTAGTAACGCAGGCTGTCTGCGTCAAAATGATTCAGCCAGGTGCTGGCTTTAATAAAGGTGCCGCGAGACTTGGACATCTTCGCGCCGTTCACCGTCACATAGCCATGAACAAACAGGTTGGTCGGCTTGCGGAAGTTGCTGCCTTCCAGCATGGCAGGCCAGAACAGGCTGTGGAAGTAAACGATATCTTTACCGATGAAGTGGTACAGCTCGGCGGTGGAGTCTTTCTTCCAGTATTCATCGAAGCTTACGCTGTCGCCGCGCTTGTCGCACAGATTCTTGAAAGAACCCATGTAGCCAATCGGTGCGTCCAGCCAGACGTAGAAATATTTGCCCGGCGCGTTCGGAATTTCAAAACCGAAGTAAGGTGCGTCGCGGGAGATATCCCACTGTTGCAGGCCAGATTCAAACCACTCCTGCATTTTGTTTGCCACCTGCTCCTGCAACGCACCGCTGCGGGTCCATGCCTGCAACATTTCGCTGAAAGAGGGCAGATCAAAGAAGAAGTGTTCAGAATCACGCATTACCGGGGTAGCGCCAGAAACCACCGATTTCGGCTCGATCAGTTCAGTCGGGCTGTAGGTCGCGCCGCAGACTTCGCAGTTATCGCCGTATTGATCCGGGGATTTACATTTCGGGCAGGTGCCTTTCACAAAACGGTCCGGCAGGAACATGCCTTTTTCCGGATCGTACAGCTGAGAGATGGTGCGGTTTTTAATAAAACCGTTTTCTTTCAGGCGAGAGTAGATAAGTTCTGACAACTGGCGGTTCTCTTCGCTGTGTGTCGAGTGATAGTTGTCATAGCTGATGTTAAAGCCTGCGAAATCAGTCTGATGCTCCTGACTCATTTCGCCAATCATCTGCTCCGGGGTGATACCAAGCTGCTGAGCTTTCAGCATGATCGGTGTACCGTGGGCATCGTCGGCGCAGATGAAGTTGACCTCGTGGCCGCGCATTCGCTGGTAACGGACCCAGACATCAGCCTGGATGTGCTCCAGCATATGGCCGAGGTGGATTGAGCCGTTAGCGTACGGCAGTGCGCACGTCACCAGAATTTTCTTCGCGACTTGAGTCATAGTAGGCATTACTTCTTAATAGTGAAAAGGGGTTAGATAGTACCAAATGGGAAAATGTTAAGTAAGTACTTCTCTATATTCTTCAGGTAAACTATCAGCTGATGGTTTATCTATACAAAAAAGGAGTAGGGATGAACGAACAATCCCAGGCCAAATCACCAGAAGCCTTGCGCGCAATGGTCGCCGGGACACTGGCCAATTTTCAGCACCCAACCCTGAAGCATAACCTCACCACGCTGAAAGCGTTGCACCATGTCGCCTGGATGGACGACACGTTGCATGTGGAACTGGTTATGCCATTCGTCTGGCATAGCGCGTTTGAAGAGTTAAAAGAGCAATGTAGCGCCGAACTGCTGCGTATCACCGGGGCGAAAGCTATCGACTGGAAACTGTCGCACAATATCGCCACCTTAAAACGCGTGAAGAATCAGCCGGGTATTAATGGTGTGAAGAACATCATTGCGGTCAGTTCCGGTAAAGGCGGCGTGGGTAAATCCTCCACGGCGGTAAACCTGGCGCTGGCACTGGCGGCGGAAGGGGCGAAAGTCGGCATTCTGGACGCCGATATCTACGGCCCATCAATTCCCACCATGCTGGGCGCAGAAAATCAGCGTCCAACTTCGCCGGACGGTACCCATATGGCACCGATTATGTCTCATTGCCTGGCAACCAATTCAATTGGTTATCTGGTCACTGACGACAATGCGATGGTGTGGCGTGGACCGATGGCGAGCAAGGCGTTAATGCAGATGTTGCAGGAAACCTTGTGGCCGGATCTCGACTATCTGGTGCTTGATATGCCGCCAGGCACCGGTGACATTCAATTGACGCTGGCGCAAAACATTCCAGTAACTGGTGCAGTCGTGGTCACCACCCCGCAGGACATCGCGTTGATCGATGCGAAAAAAGGCATTGTGATGTTCGAGAAAGTCGAGGTTCCGGTGCTTGGTATTGTCGAGAACATGAGTGTGCATATTTGCAGTAACTGTGGTCACCATGAACCGATTTTCGGTACCGGTGGTGCAGAGAAACTGGCTGAAAAATACCACACACAGCTGCTGGGGCAGATGCCGTTACACATCTCCTTACGTGAGGATCTCGATAAAGGCACGCCAACGGTTATCAGCCGTCCGGAGAGCGAATTTACCGCTATCTACCGCCAGCTGGCTGACCGCGTTGCAGCTCAGCTCTACTGGCAGGGTGAAGTCATTCCAGGCGAGATTTCCTTCCGCGCGGTCTAACGCCTATTAACCATTCTGGTTATTCTTCATACACCGCAGAGATGTTACATTGATGCGGTGTATTAGTTTTTGCCGCATTAATGAACACTTATTTAATACTGCGAATATTCTGCGGACCTTCGTCCGAAACTCTACAAAGTCGATTGATCATACAGGCAATGAACCGCCCCGGGAATCCTGGAGACTAAACTTCCTGAGAAAGAGGTAAACAGGATGACTAAAAATACTCGTTTTTCCCCCGAAGTCCGTCAACGGGCAGTCCGTATGGTTCTGGAAAGTCAGGGCGAATATGACTCACAATGGGCGACAATTTGTTCCATTGCTCCAAAGATTGGCTGTACGCCGGAGACTCTGCGTGTCTGGGTTCGCCAGCATGAGCGGGATACCGGGGGCGGTGATGGCGGGCTCACCACCGCTGAACGTCAGCGTCTGAAAGAGCTGGAGCGTGAAAATCGTGAACTGCGCCGCAGTAACGATATCCTTCGCCAGGCTTCCGCTTATTTTGCGAAGGCGGAGTTCGACCGCCTCTGGAAAAAATGATGCCACTGCTGGATAAGCTGCGTGAGCAGTACGGGGTCGGACCGCTATGCAGCGAACTGCATATTGCCCCGTCAACGTATTACCACTGTCAGCAACAGCGACATCATCCGGATAAACGCAGTGCCCGTGCGCAGCGCGATGACTGGCTGAAGAAAGAGATACTGCGCGTATACGATGGGAATCATCAGGTATACGGTGTGCGTAAAGTCTGGCGTCAGTTGTTACGGGAAGGTATCAGAGTGGCCAGATGCACTGTGGCACGTCTCATGGCGGTTATGGGACTTGCCGGTGTTCTCCGGGGTAAAAAGGTCCGTACGACCATCAGCCGGAAAGCCGTTGCCGCAGGCGACCGCGTAAACCGTCAGTTCGTGGCAGAACGACCTGACCAGCTGTGGGTAGCTGATTTTACTTACGTCAGCACATGGCAGGGCTTCGTCTATGTGGCGTTCATCATTGATGTGTTTGCCGGATACATTGTGGGGTGGCGGGTCTCATCGTCCATGGAGACGACATTCGTGCTGGATGCACTGGAGCAGGCGTTATGGGCCCGTCGACCGTCCGGCACGGTCCATCACAGTGATAAAGGTTCTCAGTATGTATCGCTGGCCTACACACAGCGGCTTAAGGAAGCCGGATTACTGGCATCAACAGGAAGTACAGGCGACTCGTATGACAACGCGATGGCGGAGAGCATCAATGGTCTTTACAAAGCGGAGGTAATACACCGTAAGAGCTGGAAAAACCGTGCAGAAGTGGAACTGGCCACACTCACGTGGGTGGACTGGTATAATAATCGACGATTGCTGGAAAGGCTGGGCCACATCCCTCCGGCAGAAGCAGAAAAAGCTTATTATGCTTCCATCGGAAACGATGATCTGGCAGCCTGAGTTCACAGATAAAACACTCTCCAGGAAACCCGGGGCGGTTCACCTCCATGATCGAGGGTGCAGGCGGGGCGATCACCATTGCCGCAACTGTGGCGCTGAGCGGCAAGATCATGACCACCGGACAGGATTTTGAATCCGCGCTTTCTGGTCTGACAGCGATCACCGGTTCCACAGATAAGGCCGCTAAAGAGTTTGATTATCTCCGTGATCAATCCAACCGTTTGGGGCTGGATCTCCTCAAGACTTCCCGTGATTACACTCAGTTTGCCGCCGCTGTTGGTGACAAGCTCCCTAAAGACCAGATGCGATCCATCTTTGAGGGTGCCAGTGAATGGGGCCTTGTTACAGGTGCTTCAGCCGATGAAGCCAGCCGCGCTTTGAAAAGTTTGAATCAGATGATGTCTAAAGGAACGGTAATGAGTGAAGAACTCAAAGGCCAGTTGTCCGAAGCTCTCCCGGGGGCTGTGGGTCTGTTCGTTAAGGCTCTCAACCAGATGAAAGGGACAACCAACCTTACAGAAAAGGATCTGTTTGACCTGATGCAACAAGGGAAGCTGTTCTCTAAGGACATCCTCCCGGAAGTGGCTAAACAGATGAAAGCCGCAGCTCGTAACGGCGGCGCTCTGGATAAGGCTATGAAGTCCAACCGGGCAAGCTGGCAGCGCCTGCAAACCAGTATGCAGAACGCGATGAACATCTTCTTTGCTTCTGGCTTCGGCAACGAATTAACCAGCGCTTTCGACGCTATCAGCGCCGCTGTTAACGGCTCTGGTGGGGCCTTTGAGATGTTCGGGCATATTGCCGGGAAAATCGTTGAGGGTGCCACAGATGCGTTTACAGAGTTGCATGACACTGTGATCCTGACCTTCCGCATTATTGAGTATTACGCCAGCAAGATGGGGATCACTGGTGAGCAGCTTAAAGCCTGGGGCGAAATGGCAGCATACGCCGCCGGGGTGGCTATGTTCGCCGGGTCTATCTGGAAGTTGGGCGTAGCCTTTAAATGGTTGTTGACCATGCTTAACCCACTAACCAAATTACTGGGGGTCATGAAAGGGATCGCCGCTATTGGTGGCATTGAAGCCGCTACTACTGGCGGATCTGGTGGGGAAGGTAAAGACAAGCCAAACAAACCGGGTCGGGGTCCGAAAGTTGGCAAGGTAGGCGGCGCGGCGGCTCTCTCTGGCGGTCCTGTTGGCTGGAGCATTGCGGTCGGTTCGGTAGGTGGGGATTATGCCTGGGATAAGGTCATGACGCTAACGACGCCATGTATGGACAGGACACCACCGCCGGGGGCAATCTGAAAAAAGATAGCCCGCTGGGTAAACTGTGGGATTTCCTCCATAGTCCAGACCTTCCGACTAATCCAGACTTTGCCAAACCAGCAGATAAAACAGGGTGGGTAAGCTCTTACTCCAATCCAACTTATGTACCTCCTACGCCGACGATTACAGCGCCACAGCTTAAAGTTGATATGGCAGGTAATCCACTGATGACGCCGCCAGCGTGGCTAAACCAGCCGCTAAACGTGAACGTTAATGTGAAAGTGCAGGATGGATAGGTTAAGGATCTGGTACGCTCTGAAGTTGAGAGCAATAATCAGCAGGCTTTCAACATGCTAATGCAGGGCGGGCCGAACTAACCACGTTTGACACCCCCAACCACAGGCCCCCGGCTAACCCCCGGCGGGCTTTTTTGTTATCTGTAACCATGGAATCAACACTTTGCTAACCCCCTAAATAAATGGCTTTAAATCCGTTTAAATATGTGGTAAAGGGCGATCAAATGGATTGTATACCCGGTAAAAGAATCAGTTTTAGCTCAAAAAGCAATCAATTGTGTAACTAGTGGGACTCCCCCAGCGCTTCTAACTATTTGTTTTTATGGTCAATTAATTATCATTACAAAGTGCAAGTGTGTAGCATTTTACATGCTTAACCCCAAAATTATTTTTCTGGGGAAAACTTCGAACACAAATGAGATCGATTATCACTTGAGAATTGGTTCTCAATCCCTCTTTCGAGTGCGACTCATTCCCATCTACAGGGGCGGTAGCCACCGCCCTAAACCCTTTTTGTGTTTTTGCCACAAGAAAGGGCCTGAAGAGGCGGACGCCTCAAAAGGGGAGTTTATGGGGTTAGTGCGTGGAAGTTATCCACAGGAAAAGGGCGTTACTCACAGGCAGATCAGTTTTACAGTTTACTCTGTGGAATGGCTCCCGGATGGGTACAGAAGAGCCACAGTTATGGGGCGTACACAGCGCCCAGGAGGCGGACCTATTGAAAGGGTACAGGTCTAACCTGTTGCGCATATGTTAAATAGTTGTCTAAAAGTTGACCAAATCGGACCTTTCACCACTTTCATTTATGCAATATTCACACGGACGCTCTGTAACGCTCTGTAAGCCTCGCAATGGGTTAGCTATGGGATTGTATAGAAAGAGGAGAGAAGACGCCACAGCGGCGCGTAAAGAGAGCCACAGCAGGCCCCTCGCCTGGATATTTGGGAATAATAAACATTCTCATCTATGGGTCTGGTTACCCTGCCTGGCTACTGTATCCAAACTCCCAGATATTTTCCCACCCAACTGGAAGGAATCCGCCCCTATTTTATGGTCGTGTATAGGTTAGGCTGAGGGAGGCTCGCCAATGTACACCCCCCTGGATTTGGTGATCTGTTAAGTTATTGATTTTGATCGATTTTAGATCAATCATCCGTTGCCGGGATTACCCCCACCCAGACGGATGGCACACAATGAATAACGATAAAGTAAACCACCCTAAACACTTCCAATACTTGGGCCGCATGGTCACTGTTTACCCTACATACATCATTATTGACGGTATCAAGATCAGCCGTTCCCGTCTTTCCTTTGCATTCCAATTGGAATTGGCAAAAGCACTTCGACTGCATGAAGAAAGCGTATGCAGAAAATAGATTTCATTTAAATCTTCACGACTGAATAATTTACTTAAGCCGCCTTATGGGCGGTTTTTTTGTGCCTGCCATTTATCTGTGGGCCACAACGTGAGACACAAACTGGGACACAGAGGATTTTTTAGGGTTGAGTCTTTGGCTTTCCGCTGGCATGATCCAGAACAGGGATTAACGGGACGTTAATCGCAATCTTTTGATTTTGTTTTAAATGACTCGGGGTGCCCTTCTTTGTGAAGGCTGAGAAATACCCGTATTTTCTCATTTAGTGTTTTTTGTAGTTCGGGGATGTTCGTGATTGTTTGTGTATGTGTTTGATATACAATGATTTAATTAGCTTTCTTGTTTGTTGCTGTTCGTTGTTGTTTGCCGAGCTTCAGCGAAATGTGTGGTCAGTTGTGTGGTCAGTTTTTTGAGGCTGGAGGACTGAAAAGAGGATCTGATAGTGGGAAAAGCACTAAACAAACTGAGCGATTCAACGTTAAAAAAATTGGTGGCTGTCCAGGCAGAAAAAGAGCGTTTTTACTCCGACGGGGGCGGGCTGGAGATTAAACACTCAAAGGGAGGCAAATTAACCTGGTATTTCCGGTACCGAACGGGAGGCCGTGAGGTTGCCGCAGAGCGGTTAAAGCTGGGGGCTTACCCGGAATTGTCGCTGAAATCTGCAAGGGAAAAGCGAACACAGTGCCGGGCATGGCTGGCTGAGGGTAAAAACCCTCGGTATGAGTTGTGCGCCACAGTACAGGAAGCACTAAAACCCGTTACGGTGAAGGAAGCGATTAACTACTGGCTGGAGGAATACGCGAAGGATAACCGCAAAGATTACATAAAGCTGGTGCAGCGTATGGATAAGCACATCATTTGCCATATCGGGGCAATTCCCCTTGATAAGTGTGATACAAGGCAGTGGATCACATGTTTTGACCGCGTACGAAAAAAAGCACCAGTAGCAGCGGGCCATGTCATGCAGACATGCAAACAGGCGCTAAAGTTTTGCCGCAGGCGGCGCTACGCGTTTAGCAACGCCCTGGACGATTTGATCGTTACTGATGTGGGTAAGAGAGCAGAAATCCGCGAGAGAGTGCACAGCAACAGCGAACTAAAAGAAATTCTACGCGCTATTGATGGTGATGTGTTCGCTCCCTATTACAGTGCGTTAATGCGCTTGTTAATTGTGTTCGGGTGCAGAACGGCAGAGATCAGACTTTCAGAGATCAAAGAATGGGATCTGAAAGAAATGTTGTGGACAGTGCCAAAAGAGCACAGCAAAACGAAGGTAACAATATTCCGACCTATTCCTGATGGCATTTTGCCGTTCATTCAGAAGCTGGTGGAGCAAAACGCACACACTGGGTTATTACTCGGCGAACTGAAAAAAGATACCACGGTGGCGCAATATGGACGAAATGCGCATAAGCGGCTTAAGCAGGAACACTGGACGCTGCATGATTTCCGACACACGTTTACAACTATGCTGAATGATTTAGGTGTCGATCCGCATATCGTGGAGCACATCACAGCGCATCAGATGCCAGGTCAGCAAAAAACCTATAACCATTCACGCTATTTGCAGGCGAAACGGGACGCACTGAATCTATGGGTTGAGCGTCTTGATATGATTGCAGGATATAAAGAAAATATTGTGATATTGAGAGGGATACAATGACGAAAAAAGTAAATAGTAAAAAAGATTTACCAAAGTCATTTGATTTAGGCAAATATGATTGCCTAGAAAACTTGTCGGATAAAGATCTATTTCGCCAATTATATTGGCGACAAGATGATTTAACAATGAAACATTCTGAGATGCCTGAATATGGTTTTATGTTTGGTGCTGAATACCCGTTGCATAATAATTACGGGGATCCATTTGGAGAGCTTAAAGAAGACGATTGGTTTTGTGATAAACAAAAAGAATATGACCATAAAGTGCAGCCGAAGTTAATTGAGCTAAGTTATGATGATGGAATTAAACCTGTAACAAGGTTTGATATATCAATGATTAATAAACTGACTGCGGAAAGAGGATATTGGAAGGATAAACCAATCATCATAGATAATGAGATGGTTGGAAGTTTAATATCAGAAGATAATGGGATGTTTTGGGCTGTGATGCGTGAACCAGTGAATCTCCTTTCTGATACATTAGATAATATGCTTGTTTCTGTTGACTTACTACATAACAGAGATGATGAGTTGATTGAAGCGTTTACAAAACTATTACCAAAATGGCGTAGTGAACTTTCAATTGTTGAGCCAGACAAACCAATTGCAGGAAGTTGGGAGAGCATACGACGTAAAATTATTGATTATAAGATAATCCCATTAATTGACTTATTATCTTGGGAGTTGTCTACAGATAGAAAAATTTCATTAGGGGTGCTTGCCGTATCTTTGTATCCTGATGGTGAAAAGGACACCTTTGCTATTGCTCAGACTGTAAAACCCTTCTTAGAAAAAATAATGCGCAGCGATTCTTTAGAAAAAATAAGAAAAATGTTATCTAATGAAAATTAATCATGGAGAACGATAAATTAGAATAAAGTTTATTTTTCCAATATTGCACCAACTGCTATGGTAAATAAGATGCCCTCGTTCGGTTACGTTCGAGGGTGTTTTTATGAATCAAAATACACAATTTCAATCACTAACAGATCGCGTAATTCGTGAGGATGAATGTCGTAAGTTAACAGGCGTCAGCCGTACTACACGCTACGAACTGGAGAAGAAAGGGGGCTTTCCGTCTCGCCGTAATCTTGGGGGGCGTTCTGTAGGCTGGTTGCTTTCCGAAGTTATGGACTGGGTGCAAAGCCGTGACCGCGTTAATTCAGGTAAGGCAGCCTAGGGGGGAGCTATGACACATAAAACAAAGGCGACCGGGGGCGGTCGCCAGTGGCATAACACTAAACTTGAGCATATCCAGAATACCAGGTTGTCGGCTAGTGGGCAATGCTATCAGTCTGGCTCGATTCGCTGCCATGCCTGCAATGAGCGTATTTTCCTAGAATACTCTTTAAGGTACTTCTCAAGGATAAACGCACATGGTGCGAATCTCTCCGGTTCATGTTCGTTTACCGCATTTTTGCGTTGTTTTTTCTTGGATGAGGATAATTTCTTTAATGATTTGTCAGTCATCGTAGATACCTGTAACCCTGTGCGCCACAGTTCACCGCACCACGGCGCTGGTGATGGTTACTCCTGCTCTTTGGCCTTGCGACGCTGGCGGTATTCAACTTCTCGCTTTAATGCTGCTGTTACAAACTGCCCTGTACTTTCACCAGGCATTTTTACCGCCTCAACATTGTTCATAACTTCATGCGGAACCCTTGCCGCAACTGTTTGTGATTTTGCGTTTACTGCTTTTGTCGCCATGTTGTGTACCCCTTACAAAAAACAAATGCAGTATGCAGGAAAAAAATAAGTGTTCAACACTTGACGTGTTTAACACCTAGGCTTAAATTGGTGTTTAACACCTTGTTGATGCAAGGTGCAGAAACGACGAAACCCGGCAGTGCGCTAACACTAACCGGGCTTCTAACCACCAACGATAGAAAGCGTATCGAGGTAGCTATGAGAAATCATACCACACACCCGCAAGGGCGGGACTCGCACGACCTGAATAAATACATCTGGCGTTTTATCGCCCTGAGCACCGCACAACCGCGCGTGATTCACATCGTGGCCACCAGCGAACAGGAAGCACGCCAGCAATCCCCGGCTGGCTGCGTGATGGTATTCGCCGCCCGTATTCGTCAGGGGGTGTGCCATGCCTGATATGTCAAATTACCAGTACCTGATTAATCCGCATTTTAACTGTGAGCATGATATTGCTAAAAAGGTTTATTCCGCTGCGGATGGGGCTACTGACAATATATCAATGGGTATTGCGTCAATTGGTAGCCTGATGTGGCATGCGTCAGAAAATGAGGACTATGACGAAAAGGCTATGCGCATTGATATGGGTAATATCGGTTTGTTACTGGCAATGCTTGGGCAGTTTGATATTTCGTTACGGTGCACCATTGAAAATGCCACAGATGCATTAAATGCCATAAAGAAAGCGAATACTGATTCAAATCGGGGATAAATAATCATGAGAACATATTTATCTGGCTTGACTGCCAGCGGTTATGCACACCCCAAAACTATCCCCGGCGCTGTTTATCTGGATAAGAACGGTAACAGAGTAACGGTAAAAGAACTGATGTTTGACCGTGTGTATTTTATTCGTGATGGCTATTCATTTCATAGTTCGCTGAACGTGGAGATCTTTATTAGCAGATTCAGGCGGGAAATCCCGCTTTCCAGAAATAACCATGTGTCATGTATGGATGTTGATAAAAAACTACAGGAACTGAAAAACATGATTGCCGCGTGGAGAGAGCAGAAATGAAAAAAGCGCCAAATTTAAAACACCAGCCGCGTGACAAAATGACGGAAGTCATCATTTTTGCGGGTAGTGATGCGTGGGCACATGCGAATCAGTGGCAGGAACAGGACGGGCGACTGGCTGGCGATAACGTGCCTCCTGTCTGGCTTGGAGAGCAACAACTTGCCGAACTGGACAACCTGCAAATCGTACCGGACGGACGCTATCGCGTGCGTCTCTATCAGGCGGGGTTATTGCGTCCGGGGCTTGTTAATACCATCGGGCAGAAACTGGCAGCGGCAGGTGTCAGGGATGCTGATTATTACCCTGAAGGAATGCACAGCCAGAAACGGGAGAACTGGCGTGAATATCTGGAACGTGAACGGGCAGAGCAGGCGGAAAAGAAAAAGGTAGTTGAACTGCCTGTAAAGAAAAAAGAGCGGGTAAAAGACGATAACGCTTCATCACTGGCGCTTAACCAGATGGGAGCAAGTCAACGCGGCGAAGTTCTCCTGGCACATTATGGCGGTGAACTGGCGATTCATGCTGACTCTGACACTGTTCACCATTACAACGGCGTTGTATGGGAGCCAGTACAGGATAAAGAATTACAGCGAGCTATGGCACAGATTTTCATTGATGCGGAGATCAGCTATTCGCAGAACGCCATTAAATCGGCGGTCGATACCATGAAGTTAAGTTTGCCTGTAATGGGGAATACAGCCCGTAACCTGATTGGATTCAGTAACGGGGTATTTGATACCAGAACAGGTAATTTTCGGGAGCATAACAAAAACGACTGGTTGTTAATTGCCAGTGAATTACCTTTCAGCCCACCAGCAGAGGGGGAAACGCTGGCAACACATGCGCCGAATTTCTGGAAGTGGTTACGCCGTTCGGTGGCTGAGAATGACCGCAAGGCGGATCGCGTACTGGCTGCATTATTCATGGTGCTGGCGAACCGGTACGACTGGCAGTTATTCATTGAGGTAACAGGTCCAGGGGGAAGTGGTAAAAGCGTGATGGCGGAGATTTGCACCATGCTGGCGGGTAAGGCCAACACAGTATCGGCAAGCATGAAGGCGCTGGAAGATGCAAGGGAACGCGCGTTAGTGGTTGGCTTTTCGCTGATTATCATGCCGGATATGACCCGCTACGCTGGTGATGGGGCAGGAATTAAGGCCATTACAGGCGGTGACAAGGTGGCAATTGACCCAAAACACAAAGCCCCCTACTCAACGCGTATTCCGGCAGTAGTGCTGGCGGTTAACAATAACGCCATGTCATTCAGTGACCGCAGCGGGGGGATCTCACGTCGTCGGGTGATATTCAATTTTTCGGAAGTTGTACCGGAGAACGAACGCGATCCAATGCTGGCGGAAAAAATAGAAGGTGAGCTGGCGGTAGTGATTCGCCATCTGCTTACACGGTTTGCTGACCAGGACGAAGCCAGACGCCTGTTATATGAGCAGCAGAAATCTGAAGAAGCACTGGCGATAAAGCGAGAGGGGGATTCGCTGGTGGACTTCTGCGGCTATCTCATGGCGTCGGTAATGTGTGATGGCCTGTTAGTGGGTAATGCTGAAATTGTGCCATTCAGCCCACGCAGGTATCTCTATCATGCCTATCTGGCTTATATGAGGGCACATGGGTTTGGTAAACCTGTAACACTGACGCGCTTCGGTAAAGATATGCCGGGGGCAATGGCGGAATATGGCAGGGAGTATATGAAACGGAAAACGAAGCACGGTTTGCGTTCAAACGTGACACTGACGGAGGAATCAGAAGACTGGATGCCATCATGTGTATCGGTCACTAATGACGATAGCAAAAATTAAACTTATGGAATAACTGTTCACCACTGTTCACCCTGTCATAAATATCTTTTATATCAGTATATTATAGGGTGAACAGTTGTTTATGAACTGTTCACCAAACTATTCACTGTTCACCTTTTTGATTGTTTATTGAGCTTCAAGGGTGAACAGTGGTGAACAGTTGGTGAATAGTTTTTGTGAAACTGTTCACCCCTTAACATTATGAATTAAAAGAGAAAATATCAAAAGGTGAACAGGTGAAGGGTTAAAACGCAAAAATTTTAATTTACTGCTGTGAGATAAAGCCTATGACAGCGAAGCACACCAAAACAACG